GTGTTTAGTGGGGATGGGAGTGTGAGTTTTGGTTCAGGGGCAGTCATTACAATAATGGCAGAATGGTTTGGAGTTGACCCTTCAGCAACTTCAGCCAATAATAATACTTACATGGGAAAAGCTATAGCATCTATTCCAAGCGGTGGAGGAAAACTTAAATTAACAAAAACTGGTACATACACTTGCAATGCAGCCTTAGCTTTATCGTCCAACCAAACTCTTGATGTTGGTGAAGGGGTTGTTTGGAGTATAGATGGAACGAGCGCAGCTTTCCACGGAACTGGCAGTCTTGTAGCGACTACCACCTTAGCCGTAGATATTACTAGTGGTGATTTGACTATAACACTTACAGATGCTTCTTCATTCGTAGTTGATAAATATATCTGGATTTTTCATACTACTGCAAAAGGTATAGTTGATGTTATGGAAATAACTCAAATCGTTGGCGATGTAGTTACTCTTAAACAGCCTGCAAGATTCTCGTGGACTGCTGCTGATGATGTTACAGTCAAATGTGCTACTCCTGTAGAAAACATCCATATCACTGGTAAAGGTATTATCCAAAACTTGACTGCGTTAGACTCTGGCAACCTAATTTACTTTTTTTGGGGGGTAAATTGTGAAGTATCAAATCTTACTCTTGCTCAAAGACAAGGAACATCCAGATGTGTTCTTTTTGCTTCTGGTTATTCCATTGGTAGTGCTTATTGTACCGCTAAAAATTTAAGGATTCTCGAATCAAGCGAGCATGCATTGGAATGTTATGCGTTGGCTTATGGTACTAAATTTATTAATAATACTGTAGAGCAAGCAGGCACTTCGGGGATTGGTGCAGGTATATCAATTCGTGGTAGTGGACATATTATTTCTGGGAATGTCATTAGAAGGTCTCTTGGTGATGGGATAAATGTTGGCATAGCTTCTAATGTTATCATTACCAACAACAATGTCAGTGGAGCTTACGAAACAGATAACGCTGGTATTCGTGTTGCTACAGGTAATATTAATACAATAAGTATCAGCGGGAATATTTGCTCAGGGAATGATTTCGGGCTTTATATATATGACAATGCCCCATCTGGAACGGAGAGCATCACTGTTACTGGAAATAATTTTAATGGTAATATTACAGGGCCGATGTATTGTGTAAGTGGTTTTGAAGTTACCTTCTTTGGCAACACCCCTACTCTTGAGATAGTCAAAAAGGTTAATGTTGCAACCTCTGAAATAGGAGAGGATACCTTATACACACAGACTATCCCAGGATATTCACTTGGGCAAAGAGGGGGATTAAAAATTAGAATGCAGTTTAATATAGATGGAGCTGCTGGGTTAAAGACAATAAAAATATATTGGGGTGGTACTTTAGAAATTACATCTCTTCAGCAATGGGATGAAGCGGGAAATCATGTAATAGATGCCGTTATTATGAATAATGATTCTTTTACAGCCCAAACTATATCCTGGTTTTCATTTGCTGGAGTTAATTTTGAATCAAACAGTAGAGATACAGCTATAATAGACGTAACTTCTGATGTAATTCTTTTAATAACTGGAGAATGTGCTGATGGAGCAGACACCATCACATTAGAACATTTAATTATAACTCCAATAGGGCAGGCACTATAAATAATGAATCTTGATTTAACCAAAATACTTTCAACATGTTCTGTATCAACAAAGGCTACAGCTTTAGCTTTAACTTTATACTAATATAAGTAACTAAAAATATCATGGATCAAGAAACTAAAAAAATACACTCTCTATGCTCTATAAGCACACGTATGACTGCTCAGACTTTCTTTCCTGAACGGTTCTATATGCAGTTTGCTGATCAGGTGCATGGAGAGATATTTAAGTTAATTGACGGGCCTGATAATAAGGTAGTAATAGCAGCTCCTCGTGGTTGGGGAAAGACTTCTATTGTAGCCCTAGCTCTTCAAGCAAGATATATTATGTATAATTTAACTGGATTCATCTGTTATATTAATAAGAGTCATGAGGCTGCATCACTTCAGACTGAAAATCTTCGCCGTGAGCTTACTACTAACCGAATGATTAGACATTTCTTTGGCCACTTCCGTTCTCGCAATGCTAATAATAAAGACTTTGATGAAGTCTTTTCTAAAAAAGCATGGGTAGCTTATAATACATTAGTATGGCCAAGAGGAGCTGGGCAGCAAGTTCGTGGTGTGCTATTTAAAAATGATCGACCAGGATTGATAATTATAGATGATTTAGAAGACCCTGACATGATTGAGAATGAGGAGTATAGAAGAAAACAATATGAGTGGTTATATGCTGATGTTGTGAAAGCTGTACCGAGAATAGGTAGGGGAGCACAGAATTATAAAATAGTTTATATAGATACTTTAAAGCATGAGGATTCTGTGCTTCAGAAATTATTAGATTCAGATGAATGGAAAAGTGTGCGGCTTGAAGCTTGTGATGATAACTTTAAGTCCTCAGCACCTAAGTTTATGTCAGATGAAGCAATAGCAATCGAATGGCAGCAGCATGTTGACTCAGGACAGACAGATGTATTCTTTCGTGAGCTTCGTAACTTGCCGATTTCAACTAAGGACTCTTCTTTTCAAAAACAATACTTTCACTATTACAATATTACAACTGAAGATGGATATAAAGAAGATGATTTAAAGCTCCTTGATGTAGAAGTTCAAAATGATCAAGATATTGAGAATGTAGTTATAGTCGATCCAGCTAAAACCGCTAAACTAAACTCTGCCGATACATCAATAGTAGGTATCGGCATAGACCTTAAAAATGCTAGATTATTAGTTAGAGACATAGTATCTGAGAAATTCTATCCTGATGAGATGTACGATGCTATGTTTGAAATGGGAATTAGGCTAAATGCAAAAGCTATAGGTATTGAAGAAACTGGCCTTGCTGAGTTTATTAAGCAGCCGATTAAGAATGAAATGTTCAAACGATCATGTTCAGGTAAAGGAGCATTCTTTGAACTTATTTGGTTGAAAGCAAGAGGTGGGCATAAAGGTGAGAAAGGTAAAGTATTACGAATTAAGGAACTTGTACCTTACTATCGACAAGGTTATATCTATCATAATAAGCGTTGTGTGAATACTAAGAAACTTGAAATGCAATTGCTAATGTTTCCTAGATCTAAACTCTGGGATATTATGGATTGCTTAGCGTATGTAATTGAGATGCTTGAACTCGGTGAACGGTACTTCACACCACAACAAGATATGAAAGATATAGAAGCAGAATATGATCAATTAGAATATGACAGTCCTATAGGCTCTATGGAGATTATCTAAATGGATTTTATTAAGAATCAACTAAGTGGAATAACAGGTGTATGGGGATTAGCTTATTCTAAAATACCTAATGACCCAAGAGAGTGGCTAATATATACATCAATAGTATTAATATTAATTCAAATCAGTCATTGGTTTTATAGATTTTATAAGTGGATTAGGAAATAGACAATTAAATTTTTTAATGGACTAATTTAAAATGGCTTTGAAAAAAATAAGAATAGGTAGTGCAGCAGATATCTTTCAGTATGACGATGGAATTCATGATAGTGCTATAAGTACAGACGGAGAACCTATTGAAATCGGCCCTAGTGTTTTAGATTCTCATGCTATTCGTCAAGATCAACTACCTACTTTAGGTAGTGAATTAACATCAGATGATGTAATAACTGACAATGCTGTAGTTCGTGGAGATGGTGGAGCGAGAAAGATTCAAGATAGTTTAGTTTTAATAGATGATGCAGGTAAAGAAAATATTCCTGGCGGAACTCATATTGGTGGAGTTGCTAATTACTTAGATATTACAGCTGATGGTGTTTTAACTTTACATGGTACAGCTGAACGCATATTAAATCTACGACCTGAAATAGATTTCTCAACCCAAGTTGCTCATGCAAAACCTACTCAAGTAACAATAGGGATATTTAAAGGATTTTCGTTTCCAATCTATGCTGCAGATGATGAGGAGTTATTCTTTCGACAGGATGTGCCAGGAAGATGGGATGGTAAATCTAACATAACTTTCCATGCTTATATATGTCTTGCTGCTGATGAAGATGTAGGTGATTATTTTAAATTTAGGCTCTCATGGGAACATGCTCCTTTTGATTCAGTATTGCCTATTACTTCTCATGATGTAGATGTAGAACAAATAGTTCTTGTAGGTAGAAATGCTCAGTATGATCTATATGAACTTATCTTTGTCATAGATTATGACATTGATGGAGTTGGAAATGAAATACAAGTACATGAGTTAATAGCTGCTAAACTTTATAGAATAGATGCTACTGCTCCTAATATAACTGGAGAGGTAATATTGTTAGACGGGCATACTATATATAATGTAGATAAAATGTTCAAAGCTTCATAAGAGGAAATTAATATGCCTTACATTATAACAGGTGATCCAACTAATCTAGAAAACAAAGCCGATTTTAGGGATGTAAATTTTGACTATGAATATCCTGATGGGTTAGATTTAAAACCAGGTAGTAAATTACATAAGAAACTTCGTGATAGAATCTGGCAACGTGCTAATGAGTCTAGAACTGAAATGTCTAAGAGATATGATTCTTGGCGTGAAATAGATAAAACAATGACTGTGTATATTCCTTTGAAAGATAAAGAGAAAAAGCTTAAAGAAAAAGACCCTACAAAACCTATATCAATTGTACTACCTTATACCTATTCAGTCCATGATTCGTTAATGACTTATATGTCTTTAGCATTTTTTCAAGATCCTATGTTTAGATATGAAGGTGTAGATGATACAGATACGATCGGTGCTATGTTAATGGAATTAGTTATTAAAATGCACTGTATTAAATCTAAAGTTCCTTTATCCTTACATACAATTCTAAGTGATAACTTTAAATATGGAGTAGGTGTAGGAATTCCTGGATGGGTAAGAAGATACGGTAAAGTACCTATAAAGTCTACTTCTATTACTGAAGGTTCTTTAGGTAGTCAAGAAGAAAACTTTGTAACATTTTTATATAAGTTAATTTATGAAGGTAATGATTTAACAAATATAGATCCTTACATGTGGTTGCCGGATACTTCATATTCAAGTGATAAAATACAAGATAGTGAATATCAAGGGTGGTTAGATAGAGATAACTATATGAATATGTTATCTGAAGAAAATACTTCAGATGGTAGAATGTTTAATGTAAAGTATCTTAAAGTACTAAAACATAAAAGATCTTCCTTATCCCTTGACCAGTCGAATAGAAAGAGGAAATTCGGTGGGAATGCAAGTACAGTTAGAGGATCAACTAGTTCGACTAATCCTGTAGATAATATAAAGATGTATATTAATCTTATTCCAAAAGAATGGGGTCTTGGAGGGAGTGAGTATCCTGAAAAATGGTTCTTTGTATTATCAGCTGATGAAGTCATTACTGAAGCATATAGAGCCGACCACAATCATGGATTGTATCCTATAGCTGTAGCAAGCTCCGAGTTCGATGGGTATTCAACTACACCTATCAGCCGAATGGAATTACTTACAGGTTCACAAGAAGTATTAAACTTCCTCTTTAACAGTCATATCTTAAATGTAAGAAAGGCAGTAAATGATATGTTTGTAGTTGATCCTTACTTAATCAACATTAATGACTTAACAAGGCCTGGAGCTGGTAAGATAATTAGAACAAGAAAACCTGCATGGGGACATGGAGTTAAAGGAGCAGTAGAGCAACTTAAAGTCAGTGATGTTACTCGAGCTAATATAGGCGATTCTAGTTACATGACTCAGTGGATGGACAGAATATCTGGTGCTGATCAATCAATGCAGGGATCATTAAGGCAAGGTGGGCCTGAAAGATTGACTAAAGGTGAATTTCAAGGTACACGAGGTTCAGCTATCAGTCGCTTACAACGAATAGCTATGATAATAGGTATGCAATTCATGCAAGATATAGGTACTATGTTTGCTGTGCATACTCAACAAAATATGAGTCAAGAAGCTTATGTTAGTATAGCAGGTGAATATGAGCAGCAACTACGTAAGCAGTTTGGTAAAGAAGCTAATAAAGTTAAAGTAACTCCATATGATTTAGCTGTAGCAACTGATCTAATTGTTAGAGATGGTTCAATAACTGGTGGAAATTTTTCTGAAGCCTGGCTACAAATGTTTACTACTATAGGTAATTCACCTGAACTTATGCAACAGTTTGATATTACAAGAATATTTATGTATATAGCTAAACAATTAGGTGCAAAAAATGTAGAGGACTTCAAGCGTAATGTTAATAGTATTCAAACTAATGTAATGCCTGATGATCAAGTAGCAAGTCAAGCACAAGCAGGTAATCTTGTACCAATGGAGGAATTATAACTATGTCTGATAATTTAGAAATAGAAGTAATGTCTAGTAAAAGACAAATAAAGGATTTTAAAGATAATAATCTTGTATGGAGAGATATGCAGAATGAACTTCTAATATGGTTAGAAGCTTTTGAAATAGAGAAAGGGGATATAGTAGATAATGCTGCTAGTGATAATCCATCTACTGCATCTGTACTCTTACATATGGGAGACTTAAATGGTAGAGCAAAGGCTGTAAGATATATGTTGTCTTTACCAAACTTATTTTTAAGTGTTTTGGAGGATAGAAAAGATGACACTACAAGTGAATGAGCCAACAGATCAAAGATTAGTTAGTGAACTTGCTTCATATATAAGAGAAAATCGATTAGCTATAAATAGTATAGTCTCTACTGGAAATGTAGGATCTACAACTTTAACAGTTGCATTGGGGTCTACGTCTTTAGCTGTAGGAGCTGAGATTGGTACTTATGGATTTGAATCTATTATAATATCAGGTGATGGAATTTCTACTTTAATAGGTATATCAGGTGGTACTGAAGGACAGATAAAGGAATTTATATTTCAAGGTACTAATGTAAGGATGACAGATGGAAATGTAAAATCAGGTGGACTGTTTTATCTTAACCAACTTCCTGCAGGCACTGACTTTAATCCACAGCAAGATGATATAATAGCACTTATAAATATAGGTGGGGACGGTGCATCAATAGGTGGTTACTGGAAAGAGTTATATAGAACACTTTCCATAAAATAGACAATTAAATTTTTTAATTAACTAAAGGGGTTAGCTATGAATGAGAAGAATAAGGAAATGGAAGATGAATTAACAGAAATGAATAAGTCAGTTTTTATACCTGAAGGATCAAGTACGGATGCTCCAAGTACTAATGCGCCAGGGACAGATGCACCGAGTACAGAGGCTCCTGAAGAATTTAACACAGATGCACCTTCAACAGATGCAGCAAGTACAGATGCTCCTTCAACAAGTGCTCCTACTACTGACGCACCTGATGAATTGGCTTTATTAAGGGAAGAAATTGAGCTTCTAAAAGCTGAAAAAGCTAAGAAAGTTACCACGGATGCACCTGGAACTGATGCTCCCTCAACTGATGCACCTTACGTACCTGAAGACTTTGTAGGTGATATGGATTTGGAAGAGTTAACAAGTGATCCAGAGAAACTTAATGAGCTTTTAAACTCTGTATATAAGAAAGGCTTGAAAGCTTCTGAAGGAATTACATTATCAGGAAATGAATCATTACTCAAATCAATACCAGAAATTGTAAAGACTAACATAGCCCTTATAACAAACCTTAAGAAAGCCAGTGATGATTTCTATGAGGAAAATAAGGATTTAGTTCAATGGAAGCAAGCTGTAGCTACTGTATTTGAGGAAGTGTCGGCTAAAAATCCTGATAAGTCACATACTGAGAACCTTAAAATTGTAGGTGATGAAGTACGTAAGCGGCTCAAGTTGAAAGAGATAGCAATTAATAAGGATAAGAAAGGTCCTAAATTACCTGGGAATAAAGGTAATAAAAGACAAAGTAAAAAACCCGAGACTAAAGGTATGGCATCAGAGATAGATGCTATGAATCAGTCTATTTAATATAAATAAGGAGATATATAATGGCTTTAGAAGATAGAGGTGCTCAACAGGATAAGATTCTTGTAGATAAGTACCGTGATCCAAATACAAACTATATAATGACAACTCGTGACTATGTAATGCGTCCCTCTGCAGATGGTATTAGTGGTCCTATATCAATAACTTTACCACCTGTAGCTGAAGCAAAAGGTAGATTTTATTCTATCATCTGTCGTAATGCTGATGCTGTGAATACAGTTACTATCCAAGACAAGAATGATGATAGTGAATGTTGGCTAGGTGACATAGTAATGAATGGCAAGTGTGATCGTGTATTACTTTACAGTGATGGCTTAGCGTGGATGCCAATGGGTAATGTAGGTGATTGGCCTGGTGTTGCAACTACTGCACCTCCTGGTACTACTGCTGCGCCGACTACATCTAGTGCTACTACTGCTGCTCAATAGCAGACAATTAAATAATTTAATTAACTATAAATATTAGGAGAAAATAATATGTTTTTAGGTATGCGTGGGTCAGGTGACTTTGTCACTAATCAAAGACCCTTAAACTGGCGTCAACAGATTTTATATCTGTATCCAAATGGAATGGCTCCTCTTACTGCAATACTGTCTATGACAAAAGGTGAGAGTGTAGATGACGCAGACTTTAACTGGTGGACACAGACTCAGAATACTGTACAAGGTGCAGTAGCTGGAATATTTACTGTAGCTGATCTTTCTGTAGCTTATGCAGGTGGTGGAGTTGCTGGTGATACTGTGTTTGTTTCTATAACTACAGTCCTTGCCAATCGTATTGTGCAAGGTAAACAAATTCTACTTCGTGATGCTTCTGACTATCGTGTTGATGTAGTTGGTAAGGTTACTGAGGTAGTTCGTGGAAATGTCAATTCAGTGCTTGCAGTTAGACTGCTTGAAGCTGATGATAATGCTGGAGTCGGTGGTAATGATCTACAAGACTGTGACAACTTTAAGATCATTGGTAATATTAATCCTGAGGGCGGTGAAATGCCTGACAGTATTGCACTTAATCCTGTGCAGGTATATAACTATACTCAAATTTTCCGTACTCCTCTTTCATTAACTCGAACCGCTTTAAAGACTCGCCTGCGTACTGGTGATCAGTATCAGAAGGCAAAATCTGAAGCGCTCGAGCAGCATTCATGGGAGATGGAACTTGCATATATCTGGGGTATTAGAACTCAAAACATCGGTGATAATAATAAGCCTGAAAGAACAACTATGGGTGTTATTAACTTCATTCGACAGTTTGCTCCATCCAATGTAGATGACTATACTCTTAATCCTACTTACGCAGGTCAGACTTGGACTACTGGTGGTGAGACTTGGTTGAAAAATATGCTTGAACTTATCTTTCGTTTTGGTGCTGAAGATAAACTTTGTCTTTGTGGTTCTGGATTTTTGTTAGGTATTGATGCTCTAGCACAGGCCTCAGGGCAGATTAACATTCAACCTGCTCAAAAGATGTATGGTATGCAGATTCGTGAATGGCTTACTCCATTTGGTTCTATCCATATGAAGACTCATCCGCTGTTTTCCTTTGATGCTACTACTCGTCATATGGGTATTATTTTAGAGCCGAAAGAACTAGGTTATCGTTATATAGATGACACTACTTTCTTTGGTGAAAATTCGTCTAAGACTCATTCTTCTGGATATGGTTCAAGGCGTATTGATGGTCTTAATGAAGAGTACTTGACTGAGGCTGGCCTTGAATTTGGCCTGCCACAGAAATGTGGTCTTTTAAACGGTGTCGGTTTGGATAATAACCTTTAACGGCTAACCTCCCAAACCGCAATGGCTAGGGGAATGGAGATGCAAGGATTCTTCCCCTAGCCATTAAAAAATTTAATTCACTAATGGAGAATTAAGATGGCTAAAACAATTGAAGAAGTTAAAAAAGCTAAGATAGAACTTGAAGGTAAAATATTAGAACTACTTAATTCCTTTGAGAAAGAGAATGGTACTAAATTAGGTTATATAAATACTGAAAGAGAAAGGCCTAAAAGTACAAGAGATGGCTATCATCCAAGAGAATGTTTGCCTGAAGAATTCTATGATGATATGCCTTTTGCTAATATAGATATAAGTTTAAGGATAGAATAATGAATCTACTTGAAATAAGAACTAAATTCCGTAAATTATCAGGGAAGTTTGATCTAGTAAATGAAGACTTTACTGACAATGGTGCTGACTTCTTTATCAATGAAGGAAGTAGATTTTTAGATCGTCTAGACGAAAATCAAAAGTCTTGGGCTTCTGCCTTTCGCTTTGTAGAAGTAGGTAAGTATTCTGCTTCCATACAACATTGTAGAGCTATTAAGGAAGTATGGGCTGCTTCAACTACCGCCCGCTGGCAGTTAGAAAAAAAGAGTATACAAGAACTAATCAATGATCATTTATTAAGTACTCCTTCCTCACGAACAACAGGTGAACCTGCATTTTACTCACCTACTTTAACTCGGTATATACCTAAAGATCTTTCATCAGAAGATTTTGAATCTTACTTGCAATGGGTAGAGGTTCCATCTGGAAATGCTGAAGAATATAATACTATCTTGCTTAGTGCTCCTACAGATAAAAAGTTAATAGTTGAAGTAAAAGGATTGTTTTATTCTAGTAAGTTAGTAAATGATGAAGATGAAAACTATTGGTCTGTAACTCATCCATTATTACTTTATATGGCTGCTATGAGATATGTAGAAGTTACTAATAGAAATACTCAAGGTGTTAATGATTGGACTAGGTCTATTATGGAAGATGCAAGTCGAATAGGAATGGATTTAGTTGAAGAGCTAATATCTGAACGAACAGAAATGGAGGGATAAGATGAAGGAAATATTCAAGAAAAATAAAGAATGTTCTGCAGATAAACGTGTAGAAGTGCTTGAAAAGATTGTTGGTAGATTATCTCGAAGGGTTCATAAAACTACTACCGCCATTGTATCTCCTCAGACTATTTCAACTTGTGTATCAGGTGAAGATGTTAAAGGTGATATTATAAAGTGTATGCTGTTTAAAGGTAATTTAAGAAAGCTTAATATAATATTTAAAGAAAAACCTAAGTCATTAGTCTATATTGAAGTTAATTCTTTAAATGAAGATAGTGGTGATTCTAAAACTTTTCGGATAGATAGAATTAAAGGTACTTTTGACTTAGATATAAATACAATAGATGGTAGTTTATTAACTATCTCAATTCATCCTGTAGATCCTAAATATAAGATTACAGAAGTTTGGCTTGCGGTACTATGGACTCCACATATATCTAATGTAAAGATTAAACAATATTTAATAGACAATCTTATTGGAGAAATAGATGAGGGAATATGAATTAATAATAGATGATGCTTTAAAGAATGGTCTTAGTCCAGAGATTATAACTCCTTTTAATACTCAGGTATTGTATAAGTGTTTAGGTTTTAGATGTGGAAGGTTAGGATTAGAAGCTTATAAAGAATTAAACAATCCACTTCCTATTACTGTAGATATGATGTATGCTTGGCCATGGCCTCAGATGATGAATGGAGAGAAGTATAATATTCTTGTTATTAGAGATGATTTTTCTGAAGAGGATATAGTATATGAAATTTCAGATGATAATAGTACAGCGACAGTTATATTTATTATAGATGCTTTATCATATGGTAAAGGTACTTTAATGGAAGTAGCCGATTTTGGTAAGTATTTATTTATGACTAATGGAGTTATAATGATTTATTGGGATGTAGATATTAATGATTGGAGAGAAGTAACAGTCCATGATAATATTCCTATGATGAGAACTATATGTAATTTTAAAGGTCAAGCATTTGGAGGGAATGTAGTTAGTTCTTGGCATGACTGTGATGAGACTTTCTATGTATGGAGTAAGATAGGTGAGATGGACTTTACACCTACTTTAAGAAATACAGAAGGTTTTCGTAGATGTCCTTATGGTGGAGAGGTAATGCATGTAAGGCGTCTAGGAGATAATATTATAGGTTATTCAGATAAAGGAATAACTTTGATTATGCCTGTAAATTCTCCTGTTACTACCTTTGGATTTGTAGAAGTGTATGATAAAGGAATTATAAATAGAGGTGCGCAAGATGGAAGTTTAAAAGATCATTTGTTTGTAGATAAAGATTATAATTTAGTAAGAATATTATCTAAAGAACTTCCAAAAGTTTTAGGTTATCAATCTCAAATGCAAGAGCTTGAAGGTGAAGATATTATAGTTAAATATGATACTAGATTAGATGATTATTATATAGGTAATTCTACTAAAACATTCTTACTATCTTCAAAAGGCCTTACAGAAATTCCTCAGCATCCATCTGCATTGTGGATGAGAGGTAAAGAATCTTATGTAATTCCAGATACAGTTAATGACTATGAACCTGAGATAATTACAGAAAAATTCAATATGGAATTTAGCGGTGAGAAGACTTCTACTACTATAGAAACAGATGCTATAAATCATACTGAGCCAAAAGCAGGAGTTGACTATGCTTATGAATTAGGCAATGTAAGTATAGGAGAATATAATCCTATAAATAATATGGGGATAGCTTCTATAACGACTGCTTCTAATTTCTTTAGAATTAAGTTAAAGTTTAATTCTATTCTAGAATCATTTAGAATAAGTTATATGAAGTTAAGATATAAAATGACAGACTTAAGAGGTATTCGTGGGATCTATGCCCCAGGATTACGTGGGCAGAGGAGATAAAATGTTAACTAAATTAATACCTGAACAGATATCTAAATTTTGGGATATAATTAAGTATGGTGTAGAAGAATCCCTTCCACCTATTGTAGGTGATCATCCTGATAAGATGAATCGAATTCTTGCATCTCTTCTTTGTAATAAGACAGATTGTTGGATTAGTTATAGGAGAGAAGAAGGTAAAGAAACTATAGTCGAAGGTATTGCATTGACTAAAATAATCTTTGACGATGCTAGTAATACAAGAAATTTATTACTATACTGTATCTATGGATATGAAGAAATTGATAAAAATTCATGGAATGATGCTTTTATAACATTAGTTAAATATGCTAAGGGTCATAAATGTAATGATATAGTAGCATATTCAAATATCCCTGAAATGATTAAGAGAGCTATTGCAGTTGGTGGAGAGGCTAAGTATACATTTATATCCTGGAACGTGAATGAGATAATTAAAAAATTTAATCGTCTGGAGTAATTATGAATGTTATAGATAAAATAAGAATGGGTTTGATAAACGCTAAAGGTGGTGGAGGTGGAGGCGGTTCTGGTGTAGTTGACTACCCTGCTTATATGAAAGATTTTCAAGGTGACATACTAAATCATACAGGGATAGATACTATAACTAGTTCTATGATAGATGTAATGAATAATATGTTAGGTAGTAGTCCATTTACTGGAGAAGTTGCATATGATCCAGATGTAAACATTAATGCTATGGAAGAATCTGTAAATGACTTTGATACATTAGTTGGATTGCTTAGTTCTGGAACTAGTCTTGATACATTGATTGCTAATGTTTTAGATCAGAGTAGAATAGATAATGCAATGACAGAGTTTGCTGCAGATTTAGATGATAGATTAATAGCAGAAGTCTTGCCAAGATTTGAAGGCGGTATGAGAGATATTAATTCTGTAGTTAGTTCAGCCTTTGCTATTGGTAAAGCTAATATTGAATCATCTCAGACAAGGCAAGTTGCAAAGTATGGTTCTGATTTACATCTTAAATCATTTGGTGATGATGCTATAAAAATTATAGGGTTAAAACTTGACTATCAAAAGATGTTAACTCATTCTGTTATTGAATCTAATCGAATTAAGATTATAGCTAAAAAAGAAGAGGCAGAAGTTAATCTTAATATAGATGAAGCCGATGCAAATTGGGATGTTAGTGTATTTCAACATGGAGGTAATATGTTAGCCTCTATAGGTGGTGGAACTGTTACTGCTAGTGGAAAGAAACAGAGTCAATTAGCTTCTGCAATTGGTGGAGCTATGACTGGTGCTGTTGGTGGAGCTATGATAGGTGCAGAAATGGGATCTATTACAGGTCCTCAAGGAGCTGCTATAGGTGCTGTACTCGGTGCAGCTACAGCTTTTTTATAAGGAGAAATTAAAATGACTATTGAAAATTTGTTAAGCAATAATTTATTATTATCTATGCTAAGTCAAGGTGGTGCTTCGCTTGCAGGGGAGGGATCGATAGCAGCT